AGTACATTCCGAAGCTGTTGCAGTTTGCAGCGGTATGCGCGCCTGATTTTTCCACATACACAGATATGCCGCTTGCAATGCAGGTATACAATCACTATCGTAAACACTGGCTTGCGGCATACTGGCAGCTCCACGGAATGACGGTTTATCCGACAATCTCATGGAGCGATGAGAGCAGCTATGACTGGTGCTTTGACGGGGAACCTGTCGGTGGTGTTGTTGCGGTTTCCTCGGTGGGAACGCAGGCAAACGCTGAAAGCAAGCGCCTGTTCCTGCGCGGCTACGAAGAAATGATGAAACGGCTATCCCCGGAATGGGTGATCTTCTACGGCAGAGTGCCGGAAGAATGCGACTGGAACGTGATACGGGTAAAGCCGCATTACGACGATATTGTGAAACGGAGAAGGGCGGTGATCGGATGAAGTACCCTTTTTAGCCCAGAACTATTAGACACCATCCCGGAAGAGATTGCAGAGCTGTTCCGGACGCTGGAAGATACGCTGCTGGATGAAGTCTGTTCCCGGCTTAAAATTGCCGATCAGCTCAACGAAGTAACGGTTCAGGATATCCGGGCGCTGCGGTCGCACGGCATTGATCTCAAGAAGATCAAAAGGGCCATCCAGAAGACAGCGGACGTCAGCGAAGAAAAACTGAACAAGCTGCTCGACGATGTTGTGGAGCGCAACCGGCGATATTACAACGACCTTATTACGCTGGCCGATGTGACGAAGCCTGACCGGCTGGTAGACGCCTCCGATATCGACGCGATCCGCAGGCAGACGCTCGGAGAATTCCGAAATCTGACGCAATCTTTGGGGTTTTTAGTGGACAATGGCCAGAGAATGCTTCCGCCTGCGCAAGCATATCAGTGGGCCCTAAATTCGTCAACGCTGCAAATTCAGAGCGGGGCGATCAGCTATAATCAGGCGATTGCCAACGCCGTCAAGCAGCTGGCAGAAAGCGGAATCAAAGTCGTAGACTATGAGAGCGGACACACAGATCAAATCGACGTGGCCGCCCGCCGGGCCGTTATGACGGGCGTGGCGCAAATCTGCGACAAGTATTCCGACCAGTCGGCGGAATATCTGGATACCCGGTATTTTGAGATCACAGCCCACTCCGGCGCACGAGACAAGCCCGGCCCGTCCCCGTGGTCGAGCCACAAGGATTGGCAAGGGAAAATTTATTATAAAAGCGAAAACGGAGAGCCTGACCCGCTTGGGCAGTACAAGGATCTCGTGGAGACGACCGGCTACGGCTATGTAGACGGCCTGACCGGAGCAAATTGCCGCCACTACAAACACGCATTTCTCCCCGGCATTATGGAGCCTACCTATTCCGAAGAGCAGCTGGAGCACATCGACGACGGCCTCGGCTGTGAGTTCGACGGGAAGAAATATACTGCATATGAAGCAACCCAGATGCAGCGCAGGCTTGAGCGGGAAATCATAAAGCAAAAAAAGCTGAAAAAAGCCTACAAAGCATCAGGCCAAAAGGATAAGGAGACTGCCGCAACAGCCAAGCTGCGCCGCCTGAACACGAAATACCATGATTTTAGCAAGGCCGCAGGGCTGCCAGAGCAGCCGGAGAGAATGAAGGTGTTATATGATTGACGAAAAACTGAAAGCCGCCATTGAGCGGGCGCTTGCCGCCGGATTCCGCGTCCAGCTGAAGCGCATGAAGGACGGAACAGTCAAGGCGCAGATCATCAAGGCGGAAGAGCTGAAAAAATAATACAGATACCGCAGCACAATCGAGTGCGCGGAATGGCACGATGAGCCAACTACTGAGATTTTCTTAGTGGTTGGCTCTTTTTGTTTCGGTAAAAACCGCATGAGCGGGATTTATACAAAAAATTGGCTATCTGCAAGCCTAAAAGTGCAGGCGGGAGGTCATGGCGACGACCTAAAAAGCCTATCCCGTAAGGAGAAACCATGAAAAAAGAAGAATTGCTGAGCATTGGCCTGACAGAAGAGCAGGCGGACAAGGTTTTTGCCATGAACGGCAAGGACATTGAGAAGCACAAAAAGGCCGCAGAGGACGCAAAGGCGGACAAAGCGGCCGTGGAAAAGCAGCTGGCCGACCGCGACAAGGACATCGAAGACCTGCGGAAGTCCAGCGGGGACGCCGAGAGCGTCCGCAAGCAGCTCGAAGACCTTCAGGGCCGGTACACCAAGGAAACCGAAGATTACAAGGCGCAGCTGGCAAGCCGGGACTACGCCGACGCCATGAACCGCGCGATTACGGCCAAGGGCGTCAAGTTCTCTTCCAAAGCCGCCGAGAAAGCTTACCTTGCAGACCTCAAGGAGAAACACCTTGAACTGAAAGACGGCGAGCTGACCGGCTTCGACGAGTGGCACAAGGCTCAGCTCGAAGCAGATCCGACTGCGTTTCAGGCAGATAAGCCCACGCCCACATTCGTCAAGCCCGTCGGCCAGGGCGGCGCACCGGCGGCAAAGAGCAAGGGCGCAATGTACGCGCAGCAGTTCAACGCGCAGTTTGCGCAGACACCAAACAAGGAGTGATTTGAAAAATGTCTATCGTTGTAAACACAAAAGCAGAAGTCAGACCGAACTTCCTCGAAAGCGAAGTCGGCCTCGTTCTGAAAACCCGCGAGATCCCCGCGTCGATGGGCGTACAGGACGGCAAATACAAGATCGTCAAGGCCGGTACGCCGTTTCCGTCCGACAACTCGAACGCCGTCGGCATCGTGTTTGAGGATATCGATGTGACGGACGGCAATATGCCCGGCTCCGTGATGGTCGCGGGCCGTGTGCTGGCAGACCGCCTGTCGCTGGCCTCCGCAGCAAAGACCGCGCTGTCCGGCAAGGGCTTCACATTTGTTGACGCGCCGGAGATCACGCGCGGCTATACCGTGACATACGACAAAAACGACGGCAGCGGCACGCCGCCCGTCGACGAGAACGTCTACACAGAGGGCTCCTATGCCGACGTCTCGACCGAATACCCGTTGACCAAGAGCGGCAACACCCAGACCGGCTGGAGCACGTCTAAGGGCGGCGCTGCCGTCTCCAAGGTCGAAATGACCGGCAATGTGACCCTGTACCCCGTGTGGACTACACCCTAAAGAAGGAGGAAAAACACCATGCCTGACATTCTTGAACTGATTTCCGACGCTGACCGTCTGGATTTCTCGCAGAACATTTCCGTCGCGCGCCCGGCCTACCTCGGAGACCGGCTGTTCCCGGATCAGAAAACCGAAAGCCTCAAGGCCGAGTACCTGCGCCTCGCAAACGGCGCACAGATCCCCACGATGGCGACCGTCCACGCCTTTGACACCGAGGCAGAGATCGCCACGCGCCCCGCGCTCGAAAAGACCGAGGTTGAGAAGCTCTTTATCAAGCGCAAGATCAACCAGTCCGAGCGGGTGCAGCTGCTCAACGAAAACGGCGTATACGCTGACAACGCCATTGTGAGCTACGTCTTCGACGATATGCGCCTGATGGCCGATGCGGTCAAGGTCAGAACCGAGGTCGCGAAAATGGAAGTTATCGCGACCGGCAAGATGACCATCAAGGAAAACAATCTCAACATGACCGTCGATTACGGCGTTCCGTCCGCAAACATCGGCTTCAAGATCGACTTCGGCGCAGACGCTGATATCATCGGCCAGCTTCAGGCCATCGCAGATCAGGCGGCGGCATCCGGCCACGCGCTGAGCGAAATGGTCGTCGGTACGAAGATCCTGCGTAAGCTCGCGTCCAACAAGGGCATTCAGACCCTCGTGTACGGCACGGTCGGCGCTGGTACATATGTCACCACCGAGAAACTGCGCAGCCTCTTTACCGAGCTGTTCGGCTTCGGCCAGATCACGACCAACGACCAGCGCTATAAGGCGCAGGCTGCAAATGGCACGGAAAAGACGTACCGCTTCTTCCCGGAGGACAAGGTTGCATTCCTGTCCAATGGTACGGCCAATTCCTTCGGCGTTGGCCTGTGGGGCGTGACGCCGGAAGAAAAGGGCTATGGTCCGTACACCGACAAGAGTGCGCAGCAGTATATCACCATTACCCAGTGGGAAACGCCAGACCCGAAGACCACCTGGACAAAGGCAAGCGGCCTGTTTATCCCGGTCGTGCCCGATCCTTACGGCCTGTTCATCGGCGCAGACGTCAGCAAGTAAAATCGAGCCTCCGCGCCTGCGTGACGGGTGCGGAGGCTGACCGGAAGGAGGGCGCAGCATGATCTACGCCGATTATGAGTTTTACGCGACCGTGTACCGTGGGACGGCGCTGGATGAAGAGCAATTTTGCGGCCTCGCCCGCAAAGCGTCGGCTTATGTCGATTACATCACCATGAGCCGCGCACGCTCCGCTGCCGGGGATAAGCTCGAAGCCGTCCAGAATTGCGTCTGTGCGCTGGCCGAGCTGGAGCGGGACGCTGGGAAGCTGGACAGCCTCGTCTACACGACCGACCGGCCTGTATCAAGCGAGACAGTAGGCGGCTGGTCACGCAGCTTCGGTTCACGCAATCTGTCGCAGGCGGATATGCAGCGGACAGAGACGCGCCGCCGGGAGATTGTGCTGGCGTACCTCGGGCCGACCGGATTACTCAAAGCAAGGGGGTATGGGCCGTGTCCATGTTCCCACACACCGTAACCATCTACAACGTCTCGCAGGAGACAGACCCGGCGACATTCAAGGATGTGGAGAAGACCTATATCACCGTCCTGCGCGGCGTTCTGCTGGAAGCCTCCAAGGCGGCCAATGTCCGCCAGAGCGGGCTTGAGGGCGCGGATGCGGTGAATCTTTACATCCCGTTCTCTACGCCCGCCGTAGACGGCGTGACAGACACAGAAAAGCGCTACGTCAGCCCGCAGGAATTCTGGCGGGCAGCCGATAAAAGCGGAATCTGGACGCTCTCCACGGACGGCAACGGCGGAACGACATTCTTTATCAAGGGCGAAGTCGTGGAGCCGGACAAGACCGAGCAGGCGCTTGAAATGCTCTATGACGACGTTTACAAGGTCACAAAGGTCGATATGAAGGACTTCGGAAGCCAGGACATGAGACACTTCGAAGTCGGAGGGGTCTAATATGCTGAAATTCAGCGTAAAGGCAGACGGCTTTGATGAATTGCATGAGGCAATCGCGCAGGCGTGTACCAAAGCGGAGCATATTGTCGCACTTCAGGCAAGAAAGGACACAGCCCCGTATGTGCCATTCTTGACCGGTTCCCTCGACCGCAGAACACAGGTGGAAGGGAATGCGATTATCTATCCCGGCCCATACGCAAGGTTCCTGTACTACGGGAAAGTCATGGTAGACCCGGAGACCGGAAGCACCTACGCGCCGAAAGGCGGGACAAAGGTACTGACCGACAAAAATCTTGTGTTCAACACGTCAGGACACAATCAGGCGCAATCGCATTGGTTTGAGGCTTCAAAGGCCGAGAACCTCGACAAATGGATCCGTGTAGCGGATAAGGCGGTGAAGAATGGACTCTGAAAAGCAAAAAAGGCTGGTATCTGCGGAGGAAGAACAGGATATCTCCCGAAAGATGATGATCTGGGCAAATTCCTTCTCAGACGACGATATGCCGACCGCAACGATCAACTACGAATTCCTCGCCGCCGACTCGGCAAGCATGGCCCTGTCCGCCATTCAGGGCGCGTACATCACACGAAAATTCATCCTCGGCGGGCATGAGGCGGAATATCAATTCAAGATCATCGCCCGCATCAAGCCCGGAAACAGCAACGACAAGCGCCTGAAATGCGACGCCATGCTGAACCGCTTCGGGGATTGGGCCATGCAGAACCCGCCGGATTTGGGCGACGGGATGCGCGTCCGGCGCATGGAAGCTGTCAGCCGCTCGGCCCTGTTCGCCCGGTATGAGGACGGCACAGAGGATCATCAAATTCTAATGAAACTGACATATGAGGTGATTTAACTATGGCAGAAGTTACTTTTAATACCACGGCCGGTCAGACCATCGACCGGGAGCTGCTGATTGCATATCTGAACACCGTCGAGTCCTCAACGCCCGCCTGGGCGCCGTTCGGCACTCGCGTCACAGACTCCAGCATGGAGTATGACTGGCAGGAGGATTCCAGCAAGGATATCCTTGGAACGACCAGAACCACCATGAAGAAACCGATTATCACGCAGAGCTTTGACCCGTGCGACCTTGACGCGGGCGATGCGGCGTTGAAGAAGATCTGGGATCTGGCGGTCAAGCAGCAGAACGCAGCTGCGCTGGCGAATCAGGACGTGCTGATCGTCCATCATTATGCAGGAACGGCCAAGACGGCAGTCTTCGCGGAGCGCTACGACGCGTCTATGGTCAAGCCGTCCAGCCTCGGCGGCGAGGGCGGCGGCTCGGTAGGTATGCCCATCGACGTGACGCTCGGCGGCAAACGCACGACCGGCACGGCGGCGGTTGGCGCCAACGGGGCTATTACCTTCACGCCAGACGCAGCGTAAGGAGGAATCGCAATGCCTGAAATCAAATTTGAAACCGGTATCGTATCGTTCAAGCTGAACGACGCGGCGGAGGTCTCCTTCAACCCGACCGACAGCGCATTTGTTGAACAGATATTCAACACGTTTGACGAACTGGACGGGAAGCAGGAGGCGTATAAGGCCGAGATTGACCGCTGCGCGGACAAGAAGGAGATTTTCGCCATTGCCCGCCGCCGCGACGCGGAAATGCGGGACATGATCGACGGCCTGTTTGCCAAGCCTGTCTGCGCAGACCTGTTCGGCACTATGAACGTCTACGCGCTGGCCGACGGCCTGCCAGTATGGTGCAACCTCATGCTGGCCGTGATCGATCAGATCGACACGAGCTTCGCGGCAGAGCAGAAGAAGACCAACCCGAGGATTGCGAAATATACAGATAGATGGAAAACGCGCAGGCCCCCTGTTCGCGAAATATATTGATAGATGGGGAAAGTGATCTATTCCCTGCCGACCTCTGTTGAGGTCGACGGAACAGAATACGCGATCCAATCTGATTACCGCGCAATCCTCGATATCCTCGTAGCCCTGACAGACAGGGAACTGGACGAGCGGGATAAGGCGGAAGCGGCGCTGACCATCTTCTATCCCGACTTCGAAGAAATGCCCGTCAGCGACTATCAGGAAGCCCTGAACCAGTGCTTCCGCTTCATCGACCACGGGCAGGAGAATCGAGAGAAGAGAAAGCAGCCAGAGATCATGTCATGGGCGCAGGACTTTGATCTCTATATTGCGCCTATCAACCGAATCGCGGGCTGCGAGGTCAGGGCGCTGGAATACCTGCATTGGTATTCGTTTCTATCGTACTATCAAGAAATCGGAGATTGCCTGTATGCACAGGTGGTTTCTATCCGCGATAAAAAGGCCAGAGGGAAGAGCCTCGACAAACAGGAGAGGGATTTCTACCGGCGCAACCGGGATATCGTCGATCTGAAGATAACATACTCGGAGGCCGAAGCCGACCTGCTTGCCGTATGGGGAGTCGGGACAAAAAACAGCCGCCCCGGTTAAGGGGCGGCAGCAGGAAAAACTTATTTTTTATACTCGAAAACGATTTCGCTACCCCAGAAGCTTGGAGAGAATCGAATCTCGATCTCACTCCAATCCTGCGGCGCTTCATATCCGACGACACCTTTCATTTTCTTCCCGGCGGCAATCGTGCCGTCAAGCTGCGGCTCGTCGGAACTCATCATGGCGGTGAGGCTGAGGCTGGTTGTATAGCCATCAATGTAGCTTTCGAATGAAAGCATGGTGCTGGACGCAATATCGCGGGATGAATTGTTTTCGATCTCGAATTCGCACAGAACAAAGACCTTTCCATCATCCGGCGAGACGTAATTTTGGCCGGAATTCTCGGTAACACTGAGCAACGTGACCGCCACGCCGTCTAGAACGACCTGATCCCCAACGCCAAATGTTTCAGGCCCGGAATCGGATTGCTGCGGCGGCTGCTGCGAAGAAGAAACTGAGGTTCCGACCTTTTCCGGCTTGGAGGACGATCCGCAGGAAGCAAAGGCCGCGCCAATAAAGACGAAAAGACAGAGGAATACGATTAAAGCCGTCAGGCAGCCGCTGGGGCGTTTCGCCTGCTTTTTGGTTTTTAGCCTGCCAACAACGTCAACGCGGTTCGAGGCGTTAATCTTGATGGTAAAAAACGCATTCTGTTGCCCTTCGGCAATGGTAAAGGATATGGTTTTATCCAGACGGCGATACCGGTAAAAAGAAAGTTCGTGCTGGCCCGGAGCGGCCACGGCTCGAAGTTCTTCACCATTTTTCAGCGTGCCGACATCACAGCCATCCAATGCAACGCCGACGGTCAGGCCAGAACCGTAAAAAGAATTGTCCCGGCTGATTTGGATAATGCAATCACTCATATTTCTTCCCTCCTTACTTGGAAGATAACACAAATAATAACAAAAATCAACCGAAAAGGTGGTGAAAATATGGCAGATGGGAAAATTGTGGTCACCGTCGACGCGGACGCAAAAAAGGCGCAGAAGGAGCTTGATACGCTGTCCGCGAAAATCGACAAGATGGAAGCCAAGCTAAACGAGGACACCGGCACGCAGAGCGGGATAAAAAAGGAACTCGACGCAGCGCTTCAGGCCGCAAAGCAGACGGAAGACGCGCTGAAATCGCTCCGCTCGGAGGCTGACCGCCTTAAGGGCATCACGTCCGGAAGCGCTTCGGCTAATCCAGCGGAGTACATAGACGCTTATTCTCGGCAGGCGGAGGTTGCTGCGCAGATCAAAGAGCAGGAACAGCTGCTGGTGCAGCAAAACAAAACGGCGGAAAAGCTTGGGAGTCAATATGCAAAGATCACCGACAAGGTGATAAACCAGGCTGCTGCGCTTGACGCTGCAAAGGCTAAAGCCGGAGAGCTGGTGCAGCAGATCACAAATGCCAGCGGAGCTTCGGCCCGCATGGCCGAAGCGTCGGCGCGCGTCGAAAAAAGCATGAATAAATTCGGGAGAAGATTAAGCGGGGTGCTGAGGAGCGCGCTGGTCTTTACTGTCCTGTCCCGCGGCCTTTCCCAGCTGCGCAGCTGGCTCGGGGAGACGATCATGCAGAATGAGGCGGCCCGTGCATCTATCGCGCAGCTAAAAGCAGCTCTTCTGACGCTTGCGCAGCCGATCCTCGAAGTCGTGATCCCGGTTTTTGTGAAGCTGGTCAACATTCTGGCACAAGTCGTGACGGCAATCGCAAAGTTTTTCGGTATGCTGTCCGGGAAAAGCTGGAGCTCGCAGGTATCTGCCGCGAAGGGACTGAACGCCGAGAAAGAGGCGTTGGAGGGCGTAGGCTCTGCCGCAGAGGACGCGAGCAAGAGCATGGCAAGCTTTGACGAGATCAATCAGATCACCAGCAATCAGGCCTCCGGAGGCGGCGGGACGAGCGGAGCAGGCGCTTCGAGCGGGATCACGCCGGATTTCTCCAATCTGGATTTTGCCGAAGACAAACTGAACGACATTCTTGGCATTGTCGGGGCAATCGCTGCAGGGCTCCTTGCGTGGAAGATCGCCAGTATGTTTACCGACGACCTCGGCAAGATCAGCGGCATCGCGCTCGCTGCGGCTGGCGCGTTCGCGCTCGTCTATTTCTGGCTGGACGCATGGAACAACGGAATCGACATGACAAACTTCCTCGGTATGCTCGGCGGTCTTGCGGCGCTTGCGGGTGGACTCGCCCTTGCGTTTGGGCCGACCGCTGCGGCAATCGCCCTAGTGGTAGGTGGCCTTGCGATGTTAGTCGTCGGGATCAAAGATGTGATCGAAAACGGATTTACGCTGGAAAACACTCTGACCATCATCGCCGGACTGCTTGCCGCCGGTATCGGGATCAGCATCCTTACGGGCAGCTGGATTCCGCTGCTGATCGCCGCAATTGCATCGATCCTTGTCGCACTTGTCTCTTTTACAGGGCATGGCGAGGAGCTGATCAACGGCCTGAAAGATGTTGTGTCCGGATTCGGAAAGTTTTTCAAGGGCATCTTTACCGGCGACATGAATCTAGCGTTAGAGGGCGCAAAGCAGATATGGAGCGGGCTGAAACAGACGTGGAACGCCGTCGTAAATTCCATCAGGGACGCATGGAGCGCGTTTGTCGATTGGTTAAAGCAAAAAAATCCGGCACTCGCCGCAATATTTGAGACAATTGGGAAAAAGTTTTCCGATCAGTACGAGGCGTGGAAAAAAATTCTGAAAGGCCTGATCACCTTCCTGACCGGCGTATTCACCGGAGATTGGAAGAAAGCGTGGAACGGCGTCCTTGACATTCTGAAAGGCGTCTGGAATCTCGTAATCGGCACAATAGAGGGCGGAATTAACTTCATCATCGACGGCATCAACCTACTGCTTTCGGCGCTGAATAAAATTCATTTCGAGATTCCGGATGGTGTACCGCTGATTGGCGGGAAAACCATTGGAATCAACATTCCGCCAGTGTCGCGCGTCCAGCTCCCTCGTCTCGCCTCCGGCGCGGTCATCCCGCCGAACCGGGAATTCATGGCCGTCCTCGGCGACCAGAAGAGCGGGACGAACATCGAGACGCCGCTTTCCACGATGGTGCAGGCATTCAAACAGGCCATGACCGAGACCGGCGTAGCGGGAAGCAGACAAATGACGGTTATCTTCCAGCTTGACCGGCGTGAGCTTGGCCGCACGATCTATCAGCTGAACAACGAAGAGACGCAGCGCGTCGGCGTGAAGCTGGCGGGGGTGAAGACATGAGAAGCGCACTGAGCCTTGATGGCAAGGCGTATTACAATCTGCACGTCGTAAGCTGCAAGCGGTCGTTCTCCGTCCTAGACGGCGACAATGCCGGGCGCGTTATGACCGGCGCGATGACCCGTGATATTATCGGCACGTATTACAACTACAGCCTTGAAATTGATCCTGTATCGTCAGACCCGGAGGAATACGATGATTTTTATGAGAGCATTTCTGCCCCGGTCGACAGCCACGTGCTGACCGTCCCATATGCGCAGGGGACTATGACCTTTGACGCCTATGTAGCAAACGGCGACGATGAGCTCGCCGGGAGCTACGACGGGCGCAATGATTGGGGCAATCTGACGATCAATTTTGTCGCCATGAAGCCCAAGAGGTCGCCGGTATGAGTGTACGCGTGATCTATGAGGACGTAGCGGTAGGCGCAGCAGCGGCGGCAAGCGTTGCAAGCACCGCTGCGCAGCCCTTCTCCGACCTTCCGGAACTGCCGTATGGCACAGAGTCGGTGATCGTCGCAACAAACGAGCTGAACCAGTGGGTGCTGGACGGCTCCCGCCCAATCCTCACGACCGAGCGGGCGGCTTTCTGGTCTGCCAAGCCGAGCAAAGCAGACTGCACCTTCGACGCAAACCCGACGCTGACCATCACGCTGGACGGCACGTTCGCAAGCTCCGGCATTTACCTCTATTTTGACGGTGGCACCGGCGACTATTGCAGCGCCCTGACCATGACGTGGTACAACGGCGAGACAACCGTCGCGTCGCAGGACTTCACGCCGGACGGCCAGAAGTATTTCTGCGCAAAGCCTGTCTCCGGATACAACAAACTCGTGATCGAGCTGAAAAAGACGAGCCTGCCGTACCGGTACGCGAAACTCAGACAGATCTTCTTCGGCATCGTCCGGGAATTCGAGCGGGAGGACCTGCGCAGCGTCAGCGTCACCGAGGGCGTCAGCGTGATTTCCGACGACGTAGAGATTAACACGCTGGATTTCACGCTCGACAATTCGGACGATATCGATTTCATCTTCCAAGAGAAGCAGCCCGTCAGCGCATACGACGGCGCAAAGCTGATCGGCGTGTTTTACATCAAGAGCTCGTCCCGGTCGAGCAATCGTCTCTATGACATTTCTTGTCAGGACGCGCTCGGCATTCTGGACGACGAACCGTTTTCTGCCGCGATCTACAACGAGAAAAACGCGAAAGAGCTGATAAGCTCGATCCTTGGCAGCCACTTCACGCTGGATTTCGACGCGACGCTGGAGGACGAGACTGTAACCGGCTATATCCCGGACTGCACCAAGCGCGAGGCCTTGCAGCAGATCGTCTTCGCCCTCCGCGCGACCATCGACACAAGCGCGTCACGCGGCGTGCGCGTCAGGAGGCTCACGACGGCACCGCCTGCCGAGATCCCACTTGACCGGACATATACCGGCGGCAGCGTGGAAACGGCGGCTGTGGTCACGGAGGTGCGCGTGACGGCACACAACTACTCGACCTCCGGAAGCGGGGAGAGCGTCGAGGTAAACGGCACGACTTACTATCACACAACGTCAGTCACGTCCAAGACCAACCCGAACGCCACCACGCAGACCAAGCCGAACGTCATTGAGGTGCGCGATGCGACGTTGGTAAACAGCGAAAACGTAGCCGCCATTGCGCAGCACATTTATGATTACTATATGCGCCGCCAGACACACAGCGTCCGCATCGTCATGGACAAAGAGGCCCCCGGCGATTACGTGCGCACCACAACGCCGTGGGGAACGAAGATCACCGGCACGATCACCAGCATGGACATTCGCCTCAGCGGAATCGCGGCGGCAGAATGCAAGATTATCGGCACATAGAACGGAGGTGCGGCATTTGGTACAGGGAGATTCGTATAACCTTAGTGTTACCATCAAGAATAAAGGGCAGCCTCTGGACGTTGCAAGCGTTGAAAAGGTGGAAATTTCTCTGCTTTATCTGCAAAAGAGCTATCCGGGAGAGATCGGATACGAGGACGGAAAGTTTCTGTTTCCCCTCACCCAGCAGGAGACCTTTCGGCTCCCGAAGCTCTGCCAGATGCAGGTGCGCGTGAAATTCAAGAGCGGTGACGTGATTGGCTCGGAGATCAAGCAGATCGACGTTGCGCACGCGCTATCAAAGGCGGTGTTGTGATGGGCGGCATTGAATTTGAACTCAAGAACCGCGAGCCTGTAGACGTTTCGTTTAACGTTTCCGTGCGTGCTGGCGGCGGCTCCGGCGGAGGCATTGCATCGGCGCAGATCGATGAGATCCGCGTGCTGACAAAATCGGACTATGACGCGCTGGACAAAAAGGACGCGCGGACACTGTATCTGTTGGAGGGATAACATGCTGGCAGTTGGAATCAAACGCATTCTGGAGCTGTTCATCGGCTCCATGGGCATCAAATCCGCCCGCTTGGGCACAGAAACCATCTACGAAAGGCCTGGCGGCTTTTTGTACATCGAACTCACAAGCGAAGAAAGGGGATAAATCCAGATGGCAAGTTTTTTCAATCTGACACTTGATACGCTGGCACCTGCCGGCCTATCGCTGATCCTGAACGACGGCGCGCAGTACGCGACCAGCGCGACCGTCACCGCGAAGATCTCAGTCACCGACGCCGCGACGACCGGCTACCAGATGAAGATCTGGGGCACAAAGGCGGCGGCAAAGGAAGCAGATGCGTCGTGGGAGACGTTCGCCGCAACAAAATCCATTACGCTCCCGGACGGCGACGGCCTGAAGACGATCTATGTAAAGGTGCGCGACGACGTCGGCAACGAATCGACTGCGGCCAGCGACTCCATCACGCTCAACACCTCGATCCCCGCCGTGACCATCACCGGCCCCGACAAGAGCCGCATTTCCAAGGTAACGGGCTACGACGCAGCTGCATTCTCCTTCGTCTGCGACGTGGACTTCGAGGAATACACCGTCCGCGTCGTCCCGGCGACGAGCAGCCTGCACACGGCGGGCACCCAGATCCCGACGACGGGCGGCTCCACCAACGTCAGCGGCACGACAGGCGGCTACAAGAAGAACACCGCTATCAACGTCACCGTCAAGGGCGCGGATCTCGAAGCAGCGTCCTCCGGCGACGGCGTGAAGATCGTGAAGGTCTTCGTCAAGAACGCCGCCGGGACGTGGAGCGCAGCCTAATGGCCGCGCCGGAGTTGACCTTCTCCATTACCGGAAACAAGATATCGGCAGTCTCGGGATTCGACTCGATCACCGTCACATTCTCGTCGGACATCGCCTATACGGCTTTTGAGTGCCGCGCGACGAAGTCCGGCGAGGATTGGGGCCGCGGGAAGGGCGCTTTGATCGCGTCCTTCTCCCAGACCCCCGCGGGGACGCAGCGCACCTTTGAGGTATACGACGATTTCCTGCTTTCCGGAGACGGAGAATACAGAATTTCGCTGTTCGCGCAGGGCGCGGACGGCAGCTGGAATGACAATTATGGATTTATCCCGTCCGGACAGTCGCAGACCATGAAAACGGCTGACGGAGAGGATTTCCTGTGCATGAAGGAGTGATCGCATGGCGTACAACAGCCAGTATACCGGCGCGCAGATCGACGAGGCCATCGGCGACGTGCGCGGAAACAAAGCCGCATGGAGCGGCAAGCAGGACGTGCTTTTGGACTCCGGGGCGAAGGTCGGCGACCTTATCAAGGTCAAGGCGGTCGACGCAAGCGGCAAGCCGACGGCGTGGGTGGTGGCCGTGGCGGGCAAGGACTACCTCAAAACCGCCCCTGTCACCTCCGTCAACGGCAAGACCGGAGCTGTCAAGGTTCGCGAAGTGCCGTCTGTCACCGCCGCTGATAATGGAAAATTTCTGCGGGTGGTCAATGGAGCGTGGAGCGCGGAAACAATTCCTAGCGCGAATGGAGGTAGCTTCTGATGGCCGAATATTTGACGAATACGGCTGACCTGACAAAAGTTGCATCGGCTATCCGGGAGAAGGGTGGCACATCTGACCCATTGGTCTACCCGGACGGATTTGTGACAGCCATTCAGGCCATTCAGACCGGCATAGCTCCGCAGCTGGTCGTAACGGTATCTGCCGGTGCGACGGTCACAGCGACGAACGGCTCCAAAACGATCAGCGGAACATCGGACAGTACCGGAGTTTGTACGCTTATCGTTCCGGAGATCGGCACATGGAGCGTATCTGCTACGCTGGACGGGAAAACGTCCGACACAAAATCCGTATCCATCACGGATAGCTATGCGGTGTCTCTTAATTTTGTATATCCGTCACTGAATGAAAATACTTGGGAAACAATAAAAAATATATCCGACGCGGGACAGGGCGCGAACTATTGGAGCGTCGGTGACCGAAAGGCTGTAACGCTAAACGGCACGGTTGGACATCTTACACTATCTAATTACACAACATATGCGTTCGTTATTGGATTTAACCATAACGCGAGCCTAGAAGGGGAAAACTGTATCCATTTCCAACTTGCAAAGACCGCGCTCTCCGGCGGTACGGACGTGTGTTTCTGCGATAATTACTATACCTCGCCCGTTTCGACAACCGGCTATTTCTCTATGAACAGTAGTGCAACGAACTCCGGCGGATGGGCGAGCTCGCAAATGCGTACAAATATTTGCGGGACAAGCCTCTCGAGCTATTCCGGAACGATTATCGCAGTCATTCCGACGGCGCTCCGTGCAGTTCTAAAGTCCGTTACCAAGTACACGGACAATACGGGAAATAATAGCACATCCGCGAGTGCGGTCACGGCGACAAAGGATTACTTTTTCCTCCTCTCGGAGTTTGAGGTTTTCGGGAGCATTTCGAGAGCAAACTCGAACGAGGCGAGTAAGCAAGCGCAGTACGCCTATTATTCCGCTGGAAACAGCAAGGTAAAGTACAAGCACAACGGAACGAGTGCCGCCGCTCGTTGGTGGCTCCGTTCTCCGCTTGCGAGCAACTCCGACGGTTTCGAGAATGTGAACACCGACGGGACAGTCGAAGACCGCACCGCGCGCGCTTCCTTCGGCTTCGCGCCCGGCTTTTGCGTATGAGGATCACAAGCATGGAATATATCGTGTACAAGCGGTTCCGTGGACATGGCATCGATGGAGAATTTAATCTCCGATACGGAACTGTGGTATCGGAAATTGAAGGGTTCTTGTTTGCAGCAGACGGCAGGCGGATATGCGCTGCGACGTCCGAAAACGGGTGGGAGCATTTCAGGCCGAACACGCAGGAAGGTGCCGAGCGGCAGAAAATGCTGAACGATCTGTACCGATGGTACAGAAAAAACGGCTGCGGTGAAGATTTTACGGATGACAAATGGCCGGGGCAGGAAAACGGCTACTGGAAAAATCGGTTGAGAACAGCAAACACAGAGCGATTAGAGAAAATCTATCAAGAGAAATTTGGAGGGACACCATGTATGCAGTAAAACAGGACGGTGCATTTGCCGGGTATGCAGACAACATTGTGCCCATCCGACTGCACGGCAACGGTTGTTATGTCCCGTGCAAGGAAGATCAGGCAGAAGGATTTTGCGCGAAGATGGCTGTGACTATTACGGATGAAGAAGGGCCTGACCATCAGGTGCTTTCTGACATGGTGTTTCATCTCACAGACCATACGCTGAAAGGTACTGAGCCAGAAGGCAGCTATGAGGAAATGGGTGCAGCATTGCCGCTGACGGATGCAGAGGCCGCCGCGAAGATCCTGCTCGGGGAGGCGGAATAACATGAGCACCTACACCGAGCGGGCGCGGGCGCTGCGCCCCTATATCGTCAAAAGCGCAGCCAGTCTCACTGACGCCGACGCGAGTCTCGCGCCGGAGCTTTTCACCCGCCTGACCGGCTCCGGCAGCCTCGTCAAAGCCGGCACGCGCATCAACTGGGGCGGCACCATCAAGCGCGCCGCCTCCGACCTCTGGGACACGGCCCAGAACACCCCGGACGCCGCCCCGGCCCTCTGGGAAGACATCGCCTACAAGCAGGGCTTCCGCATCATCCCCGAGACCATCACCGCCGGCCTTGCCTTCTCCAAAGGCGAAAAAGGCTGGTGGCAGGACGAGCTCTACGAATCCCTGCTCGCCGCCAACGTTTGGAACCCATCCGTTAACCCGGACGGGTGGAAGAAGATCACGGAAGAAGGTACATAGCCATGGACACCAAGACAATCATCGTTACCCTCGTCACCGACCGGACGCAGGCGGACGTGGAGCGCGTCAAGGCGCTTGCCGCGAAGGGCTTTGCCGCCATGACTTCCGACGAGCGGGCGGAATGGCTGGCCGGGATGAAGGGCGCGTATAACGCAAGCGACATGAACCGCGTGGGAACCGCCCTGAACTATCTGGCGGCGCGCCTCAGCTCGATTTGCGGCAGGAGCATTGCATGGACGGCGAAAACCGATTGGGCCGTAACGGACATTATAACGGCCTCACAGGCGGCGGAATACCGGCGGCAGATACAGGACATTCGCGACGCGCTTGTGTATCCTGCCGGGACGCCGGACGTGCCGCAGCTGGCCCGCCTGACCTACACCGGCGCGAATGATATCGAGCGCATTCTTGCGCTCTGCGAAGACTTAATCGTCAACGTTGCAAAATCTTTTCGCCACACCGGCGCGGCGGAGTGCGCCGCAGGAGGATTACTCACATGAAAGATAGGCAGCCAACACAGGTTTTAGCCAACGGAGCGATCCGCTACGGCGTCTATAATGCCGACGGCACGCTCAACCACTACGAATACCTCAAGCGCGAGGACGCGCCCACCGTCGAGGGCACGCCTCTCAACAAGGCGAATCTGCTATCCGATGCAACCGCCGCGAAGATCTGGCCCGGCTCGAAGAAGCCGGACGACCCGACCGTGAATGACGCGCTCGGCAAGCTTTCGGAGGGTACGGCCAAAGTCGGCGACATCGCTATCACCGCCCGCACAGACCTGTCCGACGCATGGCTGCCGTGCGACGGGCGCACTGTATCACAGGAGAAGTATCCAAAACTGTTTTCTGTGCTCAGAAGCTCTGCCGCGCCGCTTCCGTGGGCGTTGAAGACATCGAATATTCAGCCTGTAGCTATGTGGTATCTGAATGGGGAATGGGTCGGCCTGTACGACAGAAAGTTCTGGACGTCGCCCGATTTGGGGACGTGGACGCAGCAGGCGGATATGCCGACCGGACTCTCGCTGGTATCGGATGTGCAGTATGCAAACGGCACTTATTACGCTGTTTTTTCCGGAGACTCCACAGAGTTAAACGGAGTGTACACAACACGTAGCCTCGATACGCCGTTTGCGCTATATGCAAGCGGCGGCCTGCCTGGAAGCGCTGGACTGAAGATGTTTATTACGCCAAACGTTCTGTATATCTACGTAGTAAGAGGCGAATACGGAGCCTATAACAATTACAAGGGAAGTGAAGTAAGTGCCAGCTACGTAAACCAAACAACAAAGGAAATAGTAAGCATCCCAGATTTTATCAGCGGAATTGTATTTTACGCCGAAGAAAAGGACTGCTTTTACAAGCTGAACTGTAGCACCAGCGGCATACTGGAGACTTCAAAGGCAAAAACCCTGATCAATCCGACCTGGGAGGCAGTCAGCAGCGTAAACATCGAAGAATTAACTCCGTCCTTCAACCAGCCGTCGACGTACACCTATCACGCCCTGATGTCAGCTTACCATTGTGGGGCAAATATAATTGCTTTTTTTGCACTGGTGAACGCTGCTTTCTCTGGTGCGGGAACCACGATGTATAGCGGATATATGGTATACAGGTATTCTGCGGACTACGGTGCAACATGGGAAAACGGGAAGGTAGTTTCCTACAAAACCGATAGTTACTCGCTCGACAACTATACGAACGGCAAATACGAAAACGGGCTTTTAGTGCTTTCGGAAACCGCAAGCGAATCTGAAAGTGCTGATCGAGCGGAAAAGATCATTGCAATCAGCGCTCCAGCATCCGGCCCGGTATATGGAGACGTACTGGGGAGCAGCGTCGACAGTATTGCACTATCGCCGGACGGGGAGGCGGCATACATATCATCGAATGGGCTGGCGTACTGCGATTATAGCGCGGCGGGAAAAGAAATCCCTACCATCGGGACGGACACAAGAAGCAATGCCTACATCAAGGCGCTGGAGGAATAGCCATGCGGGATAGAATTGGCACAAACGATCTCGCAAACGGGGCCGTCCGCTACGGGGCGTATGACGCGGCAGGAAGTCTGCTGCGTTATGAATGGATTCGCCCGGAGGACGAGCCGCTGGAAGCCGGGACGCCGCTCACGGTCGGGAACCTGCTGACGGCACAGAGCGCTGCAAAGATCTGGCGAGCGGGCGACGCACCGGCGAACCCGATGGTAAACGAGGCATTCGGGAAGCTGTCGGAGCCGAATTATCACATCGGCGATATCCTCACGACCGTCCGCGTCCTCGATGCCCCGTGGCACGCCTGCGACGGCTCGACCTTCGATCAGACGGCCTACCCGGCCCTCTACGCCGTCCTCGGCGGCACGACGCTGCCGACGATCAGCTATTCCAGCGATACCACCACCTACATCAAAATGGCGGACGATTAGCCCGGCAAATAAAAGAGAAAGGTACAGAAAAATGGACACCAAAACCATCATCGTCACCCTCGCCTGCGCCGCGCTTGGCTCATCCGCGCTGACGGCGGTAGTAAACGCCGTCGTCGGCGCGATACAGAAAAAGCGCGGCAAGGCCACGACGCAGGAAACGCATCTTGCAGAGATCGACAAAAAGCTCGGGAAAATGCAGGAGCATCAGGATGAGCAGTATTTGGCTATCCTCCGTCTCACGATCATGAGCGAGGAAATGCCAATGGCTGAACGTCTGATTGCCGGGCAGAAATACGTAAAGCTGGGCGGAAACGGCGACGTGAAAAAATTCCTGCACCAGCTGGAGGCGCAATGCGGACATAGCAATGGAGTTTAGCAAGAAATGGCTGATTTGCAGCGCGCTCGTCAGCTTCGCGCTCATCATCGCCTGCGCGGCAGGCGCAGATCTGACGGAGATCACGCTTGCGGTGCTGGCTGAAACGACGGCTTCCAGCGGGTTTTATCTCTGGAAGGCCAAGAACGAGAACCGCGCGAAGTACGCGCAGAAGTACATGGATAAATGGGCCGAGAAATACGGCCCGGAAGCGGCAGCACACATCGCAGAGATCGTGCTGAAAGATTGAAAGGAGCATACATATGGAAAACATCAAGAAGCGGCTCGGCAATCTGCTGAGCGTCAAATCCATCGTCACGCTGGTGCTGACGGCGGTATTTGCATACATGGCAGTCGCCGGGAAGATCTCGCAGGACTTTATGATGGTGTATACCGTCGTGATCGCGTTTTACTTTGGCACACAGAGCCAGAAAGCGCAAGACGCGATTGACAACGCCACGAAGGAGGATGCGCAGAAATGAGCATCAAAATCGGACAGGCCAGTCTCGGCGAGACGGGCGGCCGCAACCAGCAGCCCGGCAATCAGACCGGGCGGGAGCTGAATATCTCCAACTGGTACAATGGCCGCTGGCTCGGCGTCCTGCGCTACAAGAGCCGCAAAAAGGCCGAGCGGGCCGCGCAGACGTGCGAGGCGGCGATTAAAAACCGGAACATCGGGTACGACATGAGCGACCGAAACACGGCGTATGAGGCCGCCAGAGCCGTCGGGTGGGACGTGAGCAAGATCACAAAGCCCGTGGAGACGGATTGCTCCGGCCTTATGACGCTCTGCGCCGTGGCCGCAGGCTGCGAGGCCGTCGCCGCGCTCTACAAAAAGCAGGGGAATTCCTGCACCACCTACTGTATGCTGCACGATTGGCCCGCAACGGGAGACTTTGAACTGCTGTCCGGCAGCAAGTACCTGACGACAGATGCCAATCTCCTGCGCGGCGACGTACTGGTAAGCTCGGGCCATACCGTGATGGCCCTCGAAGATGGAAAAAATGCAGAGGAGGAAACCGAAATGATAGAAAAGAGCAAAATCATCGTCGACGGAAAGGAAGTCACCGTTGAGCGCATCCTGAAGAACGGCACGAACTACGTCAAGGTGCGCGATCTGGCCGCTGCGCTGGATCTCGAAGTCGGCAACAAGGGCAATATCGCTGTGCTGAATCACAAGGAAAAGTAAGGAGGCGGGGCGTATGTCGCCGCAGGCGCGGGCCAAGCTGCCGCCAGAGCTGGGCAGGCTGACCAGAAAGGATATGGAGGCCGTAATCTATCAGGCCAATCTTGGCCGAGAAAATGAGAAGATCGCGCAGCTCTATTTTGTGGATAAGCTTCCCCAGGTAGACGTTGCGACGGAGCTGTTCCTGGGCCGCGCCACGGTCCAGCGCCGCCTGCCGGAGATCATGCGGGAGATGCAGCGGACATCCAGCAAACTGTATAACTGAGATAAGCGCCGAGAAATCGGCGCTTATTTTTTTGAAAAAAACTATTGACATATACGGTATTACGGTATATAATAGGTGCATAAGATGAAACAAAACAAAACCAACTACGGAGGGTACAGCGATGGCAAAGGCGAAGATTACTTGCAAATGCGAAATCTGTGGGGGCACGTTCGAGCACGTCCGCACTTGCGCCAATAGCAGCGCCGCTGCTTCCTACGAAGAGTGGGCGGCGGAACACGTTACTATCTGCCCGTCCTGCTACGCCGCAGCGAAAAAAGCAGAAGCAAAGGCTAAACTAGACGCATACATTGCCGCCGAGTTCGGCACCGAGCATCCGCTTCCCAAGATCACCGGCGTTTCCGAAAAGCAGATTTCCTATGCAGAGGCCCTGCGCGACGAATTCATCTCTCGTGATCTTGCAAGCTGCCACGTAAAGCTCGCCAGATTCTTCGCGGTGAAAGATAAAGTCCGGCTCGAAAACATGAGTGAAGAATGGCACGCCGCAGCAGAGAAGCGGGCGGAATCGGAAGGCCTGTCCGTCGAAGCATGGTTCATGAAAAACCGCCCGGCAATCGTAGCCCGCACTTCCAAGATTACAATCGTCGATGTTGTAAAAACGCTTGAGCTGATCGTAACGGAGTCCAACGCGTCGAAGATCATCGACGCGCTGCGCTGAGAAGGAGGATCTTACAATGGAAAACGTAAAAGAAATCACAAGAATCATGGAGGCCGGGCGCGACGCAGGCCGCGCACAGGAACCGATGCGGTTTTCGACGCAGGAAGAACGCAACGCCTGGTATGAGAAACAAACGGAAATCCTGGCGAAGGTTATGGCTCCAGTAGGAGACGAACCTTACGACAAGAACCTGCAAGGGCATAAGATCGCGGACCGTTTCGCGGATATCCATACATTCGAAATCTACAGGCTTACCAATATCCGATACATTATCGGGGATTTCGAAACATATGAAGAGTACGCGGCCCACTGCCGGGCGGAAATAGAAGCATGGGCCGATGAACTTCGCGCAGATTTAGAGGAGGAATAAAAAATGATTGCACATCTTTACCGCATCCGTTCTGATTTCCGGAACGTTCCGGATAAAATCATCATCAAGGCCAAGGCAAAGGAAAACTTCCCCGGGACTTGGCTCCACGCCGAAGTTGAACTTCCGGATTTTATCCGGGTGGCCGAAACCGAAGCCGGTGACGGATTCCTTTTCACGCAGGACGAGACGATCACCACGGTTTACATTGAATCGGCGGAACGCTTGGACGGCGACGCAATTAAGGGAACGATGAGCATCCGCAGCGCAAGCGGACGTATGCTTGCGAAGTGCGTCGCCATGTGGCGATGAGAACAGGGGGTGAATCATGCCGAGTGAGGCCCAAAAGCGCGCCCGCGACAAGTGGGACGCCACAAACATGACGCTGGTAAGCTGCAAGATGCGGCGCGACCTTGCTGACGATTTTAAGTCTGCCGCAAAAGCAAACGGCACAACGCCCAGCGCCTTGATCCGTGGATGGATCGACGGATATATGCAGCAAAACAAGCCCGTGAAGTAATCCGCAGGCAATTTTGAACCAAATTGATACACAACTGAGGCACAAGAAGCCGCAAAAAGGCCCATACTGAACACATCAAAGGAGTGTTCGGTATGGGCTTTTCTTATTTTAATCCAAACCCCGCCGGGCTGAAAGTCGGGGACTGCACCGTCCGGGCCATCGCAAAGGCGACCGGGAAGAGCTGGGACGAGGTGTATATCGGCTTGTGCCTGCAAGGACTCATCATGGGAGATCTGCCGAGCGCAAACAGCGTATGGAGCGCTTACCTCCGGCAGCAGGGCTTTACCCGGAACGTAATCCCGAACACGTGCCCGGACTGCTACACCGTCGCGGACTTTTGCGCAGATCATCCGCGCGGCGTGTATGTGCTGGCGTTATCAAGCCACGTTGTGTGCGTGGAGGATGGGACTTATTTTGACACGTGGGATTCTGGGAGTGAAATTCCACTGTTTTATTGGGCAAAGGAGGAAACATGATGTTTGGACAACAGCCGTATGTGTATCAGCAGCCGATTTACAATCAGCCGCCCATGCCACAGATGCAGGAGCCGCAGATGCAGATGCGTCCGCAGTATCAGCCCGCGCCGCAGATGCCGGCTTACCAACCGCAGCCCCAGCAGCCGCAGAATCAGTCGATCATCTGGGTTCCGAACGAGCAGGCGGCGAACGACTTTATTGTCGCGCCTAACAACGCCGTTACGCTCTGGGATATGAACGCGCCTGTTGTATACGTCAAAAAAGCCGATGCAAGCGGAAAGCCGACCATGACTATCTATGATCTTGTAGAGCGCGCACAGGCCGTTATAACGCCAACAGCGGCGCGAAAAGGCATGATGGAGGAATACGTGACGCGCAAGGAGTTCGACGAGCTTGTGGCGAAGCTGGCCGCTCCCAGCGCCAGACCGGTGAGAAAGACAAAGGAGGCTGAAAGCGATGGCTAACCCCCTGTTTAACGCCCTCGGCGGCGGACAGCTGCCCGGCCCGATGGGGCAGTTCCAAAACATGATACAGCAGTTCCGGCAATTCCAGAACAGCTTTCAGGGGGATCCAAAAGCAGAGGTCGAAAAGCTGGTACGAAGCGGGAAAATCTCGCAGCAGCAGTTGAATCAGCTGCAGCAGGTGGCGGGGCAATTCCGGCAGCTGCTGCAATAGTTCGGGAATTCCGAACAGTTGAACGATCAAAATCGTGGCCACGATTGAGATAAATCTTTTGAATCTACGAAAGGAATGAAAAATATGAGTTTGAATGACGGCGCCCCGACCATGACAATGCCCGTCGCGCCTACCGGCATGACAGGCGGCGGCTGGGGCGGCTTCGGCGGCGATAATGGCTGGTGGTTCATCATCCTGTTCCTTGCCATTTTCTGCGGCTGGGGCGGCAATGGAAACGGCTTCGGCAACAACGGCAGAAATTCCGGCGGCGTTGTAGACGGCTATGTGCTGGCCTCTGACTTCTCCAACATCGAGCGCAAAATCGACAGTGTAAATCAGGGACTTTGCGACGGATTTTACCAGCAGGCGCAGCTTGTCAACGGCACCAACATGGCGATGGCAAACGGCTTTGCTCAGGCCGAGCTTTCCCGCTGCAACCAGCAGGCCGCGCTTATGCAGCAGCTGAACAACATGGCGATGCAGGCACAGGAGTGCTGCTGCGAAAACCGCGCTGCAATCGCCCAGGTGCGCTATGATATGGCGACGCAGGCGTGCGACACCCGCAACACCGTGCAGAACACCACCCGCGACATCATCGACGCGATGAACTGCGGCTTCCGCAGCATCGACCAGCGTCTGACGGCGCAGGAGCTTGCGGCGAAGGACGCGAAGATCGCAGAGCAGAACCAGCAGCTTTTCGGCTACCAGCTGGCAGCATCGCAGGCGGCACAGAACAATTACCTTGTTTCCACGCTTCGCCCGAGTCCCAGCCCGGCCTATGTTGTCGCGAATCCGTACTGCTGCAACAGCGGCTACAACTACGGCTGCGGCAACTGCGCGTAACAACTCCACATCGTAGAGCTTTTTCGTGGCCTCACGAAAATGGTCGGCCCCATTGCCGATACTCGATAGCAACGCGGCGGGGCAATCGTCCCGCCGCTATTTTTAACCGCGTCGAATTCGGCGCTTTTAGAAAGGAATGATTTTATGGCTGAATTTACATCATCCGGGATTCAAACTGTCGCCGCTGGGCAGAACGTCCCTCTGATCTCCACGGCGGCTTGCGGAAAGCCGTGCATCGTACATCGAGAAGGAAGCGGGCTTGTTACGCTGCGCGGGCTTACGCAGCAATGCAAGGCGAAGTTCCGCGTATCCTTTGGCGCGAATATCGCCGTACCTACAGGCGGAACAGTAGGTGCCATTACCGCTGCGCTCGCAATCAACGGCGAACCTCTGAGCAGCGCCACAGCGACCGTAACCCCTGCGGCTGTTGAGAACTATTTCAACATCTTCGTTTCCACATTCGTGGAGGTCCCGCGCGGCTGCTGCCTGACTGTAGCGGCGAAGAACACCAGCGCGCAGGCGATCAGTTTCGCAAATAGCAATATGATCGTCGAGCGCGTATCGTGAAAGGAGGATGCAATATGTACGATCTGAGAAATCTCCGCGAAATGCTCTGCAAAGAGCTGGACGAAATCGCCGAGAAGCGCGAAATGTCTGCGGGCGACCTCGACGCGATCCAGAAACTTACCAGCTCCATCAAGAATACCTACAAGATCGAGATGGCTGAAGACAGCGGCTATTCCCGCGATGGCGAGTGGGAGGCGGATATGCGCGGTACTTACGGCCGGGGCAGCTCTTACCGTGGCCGCCGCCGTGACGCAATGGGACGCTATACCCGCGCCGATGCCCGCGAGCATATGCGCGCGCAGCTGGACGATATGATGCGCGACGCGGACGACGATAAAACCCGTGACGCGATCCGCCGCTGCATGGAGCAGATCGAGCGGGCATAAGGAGAGCGCAATATGTTGGATGCAGCCGAAATCCGGAAAGAGATTGCTCGCCTGGAATATGAGGAATCCGACTATAAGAATTACGCTAAGCTTGCGGATCTGTACGTGATCCGCAAGCAGATGCAGGAAGAGGAACGGGGCGACGGCGGCAAGTATGTGGGTTACTACTCCGGCGCTTCCGCCCCTGTGACCGCAGAACCGGCTACCGTGGGCGAGTACGGGGACAGTGAGTTTTTACTTGCGGTAGCCGGGAAAGACCCGGCAAGGGCTTGGGCGGTTGTTGATGAACTTATGGACACACTATCGCTTGTGAACCGAAAAGTCTATGATTCTATGCTTCGGAAAATAAAGTCCATGTAGCAAAAATAGGGGAGTCCCCTCGCATTGCGCTGAATTTGTAGC